GAGTTGAAGTAGAGGAGTTATAAACCATAATGGCGAGTTTGGAGCAAGTCGCAAAGCACTTGGAAATGTCTCAAGTTGCCGTCTCAAAACTCATCCGAGAGGGTGTGATTGACCGCCAAGAGCGTGGTCAATATGACGTTGATGACGTTCGAGCGCAGTATATCAGGCACATTCGAGCGGTTGCTTCTGGCCGCGCGGCCTCTGGCGATCTTGACCTTGGCGCGGAGCGTGCCAGATTGGCAAAAGAGCAAGCCGACGCTAAGGAGATGGAAAACGCGGTTGAGCGTGGCGAGCTTGTGTATATCAGCGACGTGTCAAAGCAATTCCAGTTGCAGTTGACAAAGGTGCGCACAAAGTTGTTGGCTATTCCAACTAAAGTCGCCGCAGAGGTTCACGCGAGTGCAACGATCAAAGAGGCGAAGCAGATTATTGAGGAAAACATAGAGGACGCATTGCGTGAATTGGTCGGATACAGTCAAGAAGGCCCAACGGACGAAGCTGAAATCTAGTCTGAATGAGACCTTGCGGCAATCGTTGAAGCCGCCACCAAAGCTCACGGTCAGCCAGTGGGCTGATAACTATCGTCAACTTTCCAGTGAGAGCAGCGCCGAGGCGGGTAAGTGGTCAACGAGCCGAGCCGAGTATCAGCGCGGGATGATGGACGCGGTGAGCGATCCAGACATTGAGACAGTTGTGCTTATGACGGCTGCGCAGATCGGAAAGACTGAGCTGATTAACAATGTTGTTGGTTTTCACATCCATCAAGACCCTGCGCCGATGCTTGTTGTGCAGCCGACGTTGGAAATGGCCCAAACTTGGTCAAAGGATAGACTTGCGCCTGCGATTAGAGACACGCCAGTTCTCTCGCATAAGGTCGGAGATCCACGCGCAAGAGATAGCGGCAACACAACGCTGCACAAGGTGTTCTCTGGCGGTCATGTGACGGCGTGTGGCGCAAACTCCCCATCATCTTTGGCCTCTCGCCCGTGTCGCGTCATTTTGTGCGATGAGGTGGATCGCTACCCTCTTTCTGCGGGAACTGAGGGCGATCCAGTTGCGCTCGCTAGAAAGCGTTCCGCAACATTCTGGAACCGAAAAATCATCCTCGTATCAACTCCAACTGAAAAAGGCGCTTCACGAATTGATGACGCCTACAATGAAAGCGATAAGAGGAAATATTTTGTGCCTTGCCCAGATTGCGGTGAGGGGCAAGAGCTTAGATGGTCAAATGTGCGTTGGGATGAGGCAAAACCGGCGACAGCGCAATATTCTTGCGAGTTTTGCGGCTCTTTGTGGGGTGATGCGAAGCGATTTCAGTCAATTAGGTATGGCGAATGGCGATCAACAGCCGAAGGCGACGGGAAAACGGCTGGATTTCACTTATCTGCGCTTTATTCTCCTTGGACGCCGCTTGAGGACATTGTGAGAGACTTTCTGGCATCCAAAAAAGACCCGATGCGGCTGAAAACTTGGATCAACACGACTTTGGGCGAGACATTCGAGGAACAAGGCGAGCGTTTAGACGAATATGACTTGATCGAGCGCTGCGAGGATTGGGGCGATGAGTTGCCAGAGGATGTGTTAATGCTTACGGCCGGCATTGACGTTCAAGATGACCGATTGGAGCTTGAGATCGTTGGATGGGGCCGTGGCGAGGAAAGTTGGTCGATAGATTATCAGACGATCTATGGCGATCCATCGACGGCGCAGCTATGGATGCAGCTTGACGAGTTGCTCAATCAGAAGTTCGTGCATCCGCTGCAAGGCGAGATGGTGTTGCGCTCGGCTTGCATAGATAGCGGCGGTCACTACACGCAGCAAGTTTACAACTATACGCGCACAAGGGCCGGCAAGCGCATATTCGCCATCAAGGGTATTGGCGGTGAAGGAAAGCCGATTGTCGGGCGTCCAAGCAAAAATAACATCGGCAAGATCAACTTATTTCCTGTCGGCACTGACACAGCTAAGGAATTAGTGTACTCTCGGCTCAAGATAACTGATGAGGGCGAGGGATATTGCCACTTTCCAACTGGCCGCTCTGATGAGTATTTCCGAATGTTGACTGCCGAGAAAAAGATGACGAAATACTTTAAAGGCCGTCCAAAACGGGAGTGGGTGAAGATCCGAACGCGCAACGAAGCGCTCGATTGCCGAGTATATGCGACGGCAGCTTTGGCGTTGCTCAACGTAAATATGGACGCTGTTGCCAAACAGGCACAAAATAGGGTATATTCAACCAAAGAGAACGCCGCGCCAAGACGAGCTGCGCTGCCGAGACGAAACAGCTTTGTGAACGGGTATAGATAATGGCCAACTTATTCGACGCTGCAAATGCCCGCGAAGGCGAACCGCTTGAGATTGTTGTCGGAGATTTCTTGCAGTGGAAGCGCAGCGATTTGGTCGCCGATTACCCGCCTGCAAGTTATAGCGCAGAATATGTTGCCCGCATTACTGGCGGCGGTGCCAATGAGATCAAGGTTGCCGGCACAGATGGCGGCGATCATTACTTGTTTACGGTTTCGAGTGTTCTAAGTGCTGACTTTGTTTCGGGCAAGTATCACTGGCAGCTAGAGATCACGCAAACATCATCTGGAAATCGCATCGTCGTTGACCAAGGCGACTTTGAAGCGATCCCAGACATGGATGACAACCAAGCTGACCCACGCATTCACGCGGAGATCATGATCGACAAGATCCAGAGCATCCTCGAAGGCAAAGCCGATGGCGATGTGAGCAGCTATAGCATTGCGGGCCGCTCGATCACGAAAATGTCGTTCGATGAGTTGATGGTCGCGCGTGACAGATACCGAGGCGAGCTTGCAAAGCATGAGAACAAAGAACTCATCAAGCGTGGCAAGTCGAACGGCTCAACAATTAAAGTGAGGTTCTAATAATGGGCATTTTTGACATCTTCAAATCGCCCGCTAAGAAGAAAAGCGGCTTTCGGACGCGCAATTATGCGGCAGCATCGCGTGGCCGTCTTTTCGCAGACTTCACAGGTAGCAATCGGAGCGCAGACAGCGAAATTCGTTGGGCGCTTAATGAATTGCGCAATCGTTCGCGCGACTTGGAGCGCAACAACGAGTATTTTCGCCGCTATTTACAGCTTTTGCGCACAAATGTTGTCGGAAATAACGGCTTTCGCTTGCAGGTTAAGGCGGTAAACCCAGATCGCTCACCAGACGTCGTTGGCAGTCAGATCATTGAGAATGCTTGGACGGAGTTTGGCCGTTTAGGTGGCCCAACGGTTGACGGCAAGATGAGCATGATCGACCTCGAAAACCACGTTATTTCCGCGATGGCGCGTGATGGCGAGGTGTTCTTGCGCGTCGTGAAAAACCGCGTTTTCCGTCACGGCATTGCGCTGCAAATCATTGAGCCAGATCGCGTTGATGAGGAAATGAATGAGCGCTATATCAATGGCAACGACGTTCGCATGGGCGTTGAGCTTGACGAGTTTAAGCGTCCAATCGCGTATCATGTCTTACTGAACCATCCGGGCGATTACGATTATACGACGCTTGCCAAAGGCACGAAACGCGCCCGCATCCCTGCGGCTGAAATCATGCACATTTACCGCCAAGAGCGTGCGGGCCAGACGCGCGGTGTTCCGTGGTCATCTGCGGCGATTGCTGCGCTCAAGATGTTGCACGGCTATCGTGAGGCCGAGCTTGTCGCGGCTCGCGTTGCGGCGTCCAAGATGGGCTTCTTTACGTCGCCTGCGGGCGATGACTTCATGGCTGATGCGTATGAGGGTGAAAACGGCACAGGCTCGCCAATTTACGATGCAGAAGCGGGAACATTCCACCAACTACCCGCGGGCGTTGACTTCAAGCCGTTTGATCCGAGCCATCCGACAAGCGCCTTTGCCGACTTCGAGAAATCAGTTCTTCGCGGCATCGCCGGCGGTCTTGGCGTGAGCTACACGTCATTGGCAAACGACCTCGAAAGCACAAGCTATTCTTCAATCCGTCAAGGCGCTCTAGAGGAGCGTGATTTTTACCGCACGTTGCAGACGTTTATGATCGACCACTTCCTCGATCCGATCTATCGCATGTGGCTTGATACGGTGATCGACCAAGCGCTCACACCTATTACTGGCTCCGGCAAGTATGAGAAATTCAGTGCAAACTTCACTTTCCGTCCACGCGGTTTCCAATGGGTTGACCCGATGAAGGAAATGCGTGCTGCGGTGATCGGATTGCAAAACGGCATATTGAGCCACAGCGACATTGCGGCGAACTATGGCCGCGACGCCGAGGAAACATTTGCGCAGATCCAACGCGATCAAGAGAGTGCTGCGCAATACGGTCTCACGATGGCCTATGAGCCATTTGGTGAAAAGCAGCCAGTTCCGGCAGACTTAGGTGATGACGATGACGTATAAGCCAACGCAGGGCATGAAAGAAGAGGCCCAACGCGGTCTTGATTGGCGTCGAGAGTATGGTCGCGGTGGCACTGAGATCGGCATCGCCCGCGCCCGTGACATCGTGAACGACAGAAACTTGTCCGAGGATACCGTAAAGCGGATGTATTCTTTCTTTGCGCGTCATGAGGTGGATGAGAAGGCCGAGGGCTTTGACAAAGGTGAGGACGGATACCCCTCAAATGGCCGCATTGCGTGGTCTTTGTGGGGCGGTGATGCGGGCTTTACTTGGTCGAAGAACATCGTTGATGGTTTAGAAAAGGAGCGCTCTATGCAAGATGATGTAAAATCTGATATAGTGGTCGAAAATATCGAGGACGAAGCTATGACAGAAGAAGTAAGAGCCGAGCCTGATGAGCTTTCCGTTGGCGATTTCGTCGAGTGGGACAGTTCCGGCGGCGAAGCATACGGGCGCATTGAGCGCATCGAGCGCGACGGTCAGATTGAAGTGCCAGACAGCGACTTCACGATCAATGGCGAAGAGGATGACCCTGCCGCTTTGATCGAGGTGTATCGCGAAGGCGAAGAAGGCTACGCGGCGTCTGGCGTCATGGTTGGCCATCGTTTCAGCACGCTCACGAAAGTCGAAGAGCGCGGCAACTACAAAGACAAAGATCGTTTCAGCCGTGATGACATGAAAACCCGCGCAATGGATGCCGGTGCAAAAGTTATGGACGAAGAGACGCGCACGGTTCGTATCGCTGTATCAAGTGAAGAGCCTATTGAGCGTTCATTCGGCGCAGAAATCTTGGATCACGACGAGCGCAGCATCAACCTAGAGTTCGCAAGCTCTGGCCGCATGCCGCTATTGTTGGATCATGACCCACGTCAACAAATTGGCGTGGTTGAGAACGTAAGCCTCGACGGCTCGGCCCGTAGATTGCGGGCGACGGTTCGTTTCGGAAGAAATGGACTTGCTAAAGAGGTTTTCGATGATGTGATGGACGGTATCCGTTCTAACATCTCAGTTGGCTATTCAGTCAGCAAAATGGACAAGGAGGGCAAGGATAGCTACCGTGTGACTTCTTGGACACCAATGGAAGTATCTGTTGTTTCGATCCCTGCCGACAGGACAGTTGGCGTTGGTCGCAGCGCAGAAGACGACCTTCAATCCCGTGTAAATGCAAATCCCTTAAAGGAGGATACCCCCATGACTGAGAATACTCAGATCGACATGGAAGCGGTGAAGGCCGAAGCTGCCCGCACTGCCGCCAAAGAAACTGCCGAGATGTATCGTCTCGCAGCCAAGCACAACAAGCGCGACCTCGCAGACGAAGCCATTTCAAAAGGCGCTTCACTTGCCGAGTTCCGTGGCCAGTTGCTTGACGTGATCGGCACAAAGCCACTCGACGATAGCGAGATCGGTCTTTCACAAAAAGAAGTACGCACTTTCTCTTTGATGAAAGCACTTCGCGCAATGTCAAACCCATCTGACCGCAAGGCTCAAGATGCAGCTTCTTTCGAATTTGAAGCAGCAGCAGAAGCAGCCAAGCGTGACGGCGTTGACCCACAAGGTCTCTACATCCCTGCCGACGTTCGTCGTTCATGG